AAACAATCTGGTCACTCCAGCATCCGATAATTTTTCGGTATCTGCCTGGATAAAATGTAATGAATTACCTTATGCGACACATATGACACATGGGTTGTTTCAATTGGCTCATGATGCGACAAATTTAGGAGGTTGTGATCTCTTCTATGCTTATTATAGTGCTGGACCAAAATATCAAATTCAATGGGTTTGGGCAGTCGAAAATTCGAATATGGGTGGTTCATCTGAAGATGCAATTCCGCAATTCCCTCTTGGAGTATGGGTCCATCTTGTTGTGACTTGTTCATCCGCTGGAACTATGAACATATATCTAAATGGAAACCTCTATAGTACTGGATCGAGAGCAGCTGCTGGGACTTCTGGTAGAATATTTGCCATTGGCCGTGGATGGTTTGGTGGTGACATAAATGGGGCCGAGACTTTTGACGAAGTATGTGTCTGGAATAAAGTTTTAGATGCCCAATATATCAGGCGACTCTATGCTCTCGGAAAAGGACTATTAGATTGAGGCTTAGATGCTAGTCGATATAGCCGGGGTTCACCTATGGAATGCCGCCACCTGGAACGAACTGATTGATGATACGATTAGCACCTGGAACACTTTGCCAGATGGCACCTGGGACGCTGATTATGCTGCTTATCCTCTGGGTGTCTGGAATGATTGGCTAGGCGACGCATCCTGGGACGATGATTACGCTCTATACCCTACTGGGTCCTGGGATGATTGGTTTAAACTCCGCGATCAGCTCGTCTTAGATGGTCAAGCTACCCTACATCAGAGGATTGAAGAGAGAAGCACAGCCGAACTAGAGGTCTATGATGAAACCGCAGAGTACCTCTTTCAACAGGGACAAGAAGTTTTGGTGTTTGATCCTGCCGATATGTCGATCCTTTTTGGCGGCCTAATAGTTAGTAATAAGGTTGAGGTGGTCACGAGAAACGACACGGGAGTGCCGGTATTAACTCATTCTATTCAATGTTCGGATTATCATCTGATCGCCGAGAAAAGAGTTTTCAATAAGGCTTATGTCGCACCTTCATCTTTAACCATAGCCTATGATATCCTGGCAGTTTTGGCTGAAGATGGTATTACTGAAGGATTCGACGATGGTATTAGTAGTATCCAGGATGGCGGAGTTCTGCCTGATCAACTATTCTCGTTCGTCATGTGTTCTGATGCGTTGGATACCTTAGCTAAACTGTGTGGGTTTACTTGGTGGATTGATCAAAACAAACAATTATATTTTGTAGATTATACTACTTATCCGGCTGCCTGGCCAATCTTAGACGGCTCAGAAATCCTGTTTTCTGAAGGTCTGGATTGGACTCCTAGCGGCGCGGACTATAGGAATATCCAATGGGTCAACGGCGGCAAGGCCCTAACTCCCATAAGAACTGAGGCCATTAAAGGAGATGGGGTTTCAAAGTCGTTCCCCTTGGGGTTCCCGTTGGCTAAAGAACCTATAATCACCATTAATGGATCTGTTAAAAATGTAGGAATTAAAGGCGTTGAATCTGGTCAGGATTGGTATTGGAATGAAGGCGATAATACTATTTATCAGGACGATGGGGGAACGCCCCTGGCTGGCGACACTGCCACAGTTCAATATTATGGTCAGTATCCTTTAGTCACCCAAGTCAAAAGAGCCGCCGAGATAACCAGGAACAAGTTGTTGATGGGGTTCGGGTCTGGAAAAGTCGAGAACATATATGTCGATGCTTCTATTCTGGATGTAGATTCGGCTATAGCAATGGCTGAAGGTTTGTTAGGGAACTATGCTCAGGAAGGAGCTCTACTCCATTACAAGACCTATAATCCTGGTCTTGCTGCCGGAACTCTTCAGACCGTGACATTAGACTATTTCGGGTTGGATGAAGTCGATTTATTAATTCTAGCAGTAGATACCGAGTTTATTGATGGTCATATTCTTTATACTGTGGAAGCGGCATTAGGTCCTGTTGATCCTTCTTGGACTAAGATATTTTGCAAAATAGCCTCAAACCTGAAAGCCCAGGCTATCCAGAACGTGAGTTTGGATACATCGGCCTGGCAAGGAGTCGAAAGTTTCTCAAAGAACTGGTTGTCATCATACCACCCCAATCCTTTCATCTCGGTTGTTGAAGGGGTTACACCCTCGAGCATAGATTTTCCATGTTTCGCTGAAGAGGATCGATTCAGTTATCTAGTTCTCTATAAGAAAGTCGGTGGTGTTGATACCGAATTCATGAGAAAGGTGATTGCCAACCAGACTGAAAACGATGCCGAAACAGAGATTGATACAATAGGAATAATATTTGCTGTGGAAGCCAATGATGTAGATATCACTGCAATAGGATTCTGGTCAGGGGTTGAGGCATCGATGACACCAGGAAGCGGCATAGAAACAGATAAGTTCGCCTACAGTCATACCAAAACTCATTTGGAATCTATTCAATTTGATGTATCGGATGTCAAAGGTATATAAATTTAGATCGAGGCCTCTTATGACGTATGTTCCATATGTTCCTACGAGTTGGAAAGAAACGGGAATGAGTATCGATGATAAGGTTTATGGTCTCAACAATTTAGAAACGCAAGCACAAAATGGTGAGGATTATATTACTCAGTATCTGCATGACGACAATTATTATCCAAAGTTGGGCGATCCAGGAATTGGAGCAAACGAAACATTCTTTCGCACCCCTGCACATCCAACATTACCTAGATCAGATACTGGACATGGATGCCTGATAGATGCCGGATCAGTCGATGGCTACAATTTGGCACAATTGCAGGCTTTGGCTATCCCTTCCGGTGCTATCGCATTGTGGGCCAAGTCAATTGCAGCCATACCTACGGCTCGATGGTTACATTGTAACGGCTTAAATAGTACTCCAGACTTCCGAGGCCGATTGTTGGTAGGAGCTGGTGGTGGTTATTCTCCTGGGCAAAGTGGAGGCGGTGCCTCAGTTACACCTTATTGTTCTGCGTTCGATCCGACAGCAGTCGCTTTAACAACGAACCAGATACCAAAACATCAACATACATATTCGGATACATATAATACTGGCACTTCTGATGCAGCTGGTTCTGATTATCCGATGGGTAATGTGGGACCAGTACAAGGTTATGCAGATATCACTCGTGACATTAACGGCATACCTAATGTTTCTCCGTCGGAGCATGGTCATCCAGGTTCGACTTATACCAATACAGGGTATTATGATGACAATTCAATCCTCCATTCGGGTGCAGTGCCTCTGCTTCCTAAGTCAAAGGCGTATGCGTATATTTTGAGGCGATAGATATGGTTTATGTCCCTGAGATTATCACCGCGACGACACCCAGATCAGCTCGCCTGATGAACTTTTTTGAGACTCAGTTCTCAGAAGCAAAAAAAGATATCGATGTCCATCTCCATGATGACCTTTATTATGAAAAGGCGATAGCAGACACCAAATTCTTTAGTCTAACACACATGGGCACCGGTTCGGGATTGGATTGTGACCTTGTAGATGGCAAACATTTTAATGAACTTATAGGCAGTCTGCTCTCTCCAGGCATCGGTTTTGCCTGGAATGGAGATGATACCAACTTACCAAGTGGCTGGCATATAGGTGATGGGTCCACTCAGAACGGCATAATTCTTCCAGATACAAGAGGCAAATTCGTTTTAGGTGCTGGCAGCACTTATGCCGCTCATGCCACAGGCGGCCGAGCCTCAATATCTGATGCGGGCGGTGTAGTAACAATTGGAGGTCATATATTAACTGTGGCCGAGATAGCAAACCATTATCATGGTTGGCACGATGTCTGGGGATATGGGAACGTCTCTACCTATTCCCATAATAATGGAGATCCGAATGCTACGACAACAACTGCTGCCGAAACGACAAGTTACAATCATGATGCTGCAGATGAACCCCATGATCATGGCACTAAGACAATAGCATTCAACGCATTTTCAATTATACCTTATTATATTGCAAAATATATTATATTTAAGGTGATGTAATATGACATACGCCCCAAATTCTCCGAAATGGGATTCATCGACTAATATATCCGCGGTTAGATTGAATCATCTCCAAGAGCAATACCAGGACATAGAAGACTTTCTAGCTTCCCATAACCATAACGATAGATATTTCTTGCAAAAAGAGATGGATTCTTATTTCTGGGATTCATTAAATGATGGGGCCGGTTCAACATTAAATGCAGACAAACTTGAGGGTTCAGAAGGTGCCGATATAAGTTCAGGCATCGATAATGGTATCATCGGTTTCTGGTATGGGACTTTAGCAGATTTTACCGATAAATTGCTCACTGGTTATCCCAATTGGCATCTGTGCGACGGGACGGACGGGACTGAATATATTCAGGATCTGTTCCCTATCGGGGCCTCATCACCGGGGTCGGGATATCAAGTCGGAGATGTTCTAGGCAATAATGGGTTTAAGCCCGCGGGTTCAGTAATAATATCGGGCCATATACTTACAATCGATGAGATACAACATTATCATCCTCTAATCGATCTAAGAC